CAAAGAAAAATGCCCGTTGTAGTATTCACAAAGAATCATGAAAGGGATTACATAACACTTGAGTTTGAAGATTTTTTAAACATCATTAAAGAATTGGAGGATTTGAGGAAAAAAAGTATATAAAAAAATTTCTTTAACTTTACCATTTACCATGAATGGACTTTACAATGATTGTCAAGGAATTAGAAGTGTATATTGAAAATATAGGCAAACATTATAGAGTTCCGGCATTAGAGGATTATAGGCAAGAAGTTCTTTTAATATTATTCGAGAAAGGAAAAGATTTTATTTTAGAGCTAAATGCTGATAATAAACTTAAAAATTACGTTTATAAAATATGCGTATTGCTTCTTTATTCAAAAGAGGGTGCTTATTACAAAAAATATATTCAGCATAAAAACATAAGATCTGATTTAACAGGAATCGAAAAAACAGAAATTATAAGTTTTAAGGAGGAGAGATTAAGTGATTTGCTTGAATCATTAAAAGGAATGGATAAACAATTACTTGAACAATTATTAGTATGTAGAGGCAATAAATATTCATTTTCAAAAAAAGCTAATATTAGTTATTCGACAATAAATATGATGTTAGATAATTTGGCAGAAAGAATAAAAAAAAATTGGGAGTTAACAGATTTTTATGAATGACATTAAAATTATAATATTAATTATTACCTTTACAAGTACATGGGTAGATTATATTTTACCAATGCTAAAAGGAAAATTATTTTATAAACCTTTTAATTGTACTTTCTGCTTATCGGTTTGGGTAAGCATTTTGTTTGTTTGTTTAGCTCAGGGGTGGTGGTTTGTTCTTGCCACCCCTTTGTTTGTTAGAATCATTGAAAGACGTTTATTATGACAGTAAAAGATTGTATAAAATTTTATAACGAAACGAAGTGTATTCATAGAAAATACCATTTGAATTGGATAAAAGAGAACTTAAATCCGATATTAAAAACAATAGATCCTAAATTAAATATTAATTGGGCTTGTCAAATGTGTGCGAAAAATTATATGAATATGCTTATAAGATGGCAAGAGATTGAAAACACAAAGAAACCCAAAAAAAGAAAACCTAAAAATGCCCCAAAAAAAACAAACAAAAATTAATTATGGTTATTATATTGATGATTATGGTTTATATTATAAGAGTACAATGGCTGGGGAGTTGTACCAAGAATTTGATATTAACGGAGTGTGTGAGATTTCCGAAAGCATCGGAGTTGATATACTCTACTTATGCTATATAGATGAAGACGATAAAAACGAAGATTAAAGACATTAAAACGAATCCTAATAACCCGAGAAACATAAAAGGGGAAAAGTTTAAAAAATTGGTTGAATCAATAAAGGAACTTCCAGAAATGTTAGAACTCAGACCCATTGTAGTAAACGAGGACATGGTTGTTTTGGGTGGGAACATGAGATTAAAAGCTTGTCAGAAAGCCGGATTAAAAGAAGTTCCGATAATCAAAGCAAGTGATCTAACTCCAGAACAACAACAAGAATTTATTATTAAAGACAACGTTGGATTTGGCGAGTGGGATTGGGATATGTTGGCAAATGAATGGGATGCAGAGAAGCTAACAGAGTGGGGATTAGATGTACCTATTTTAGATGAAAAATTAGAAATTGAGGAGCAAGAAATTGAGTTTAGCGAGTACATGGATGAATCACATAACTATGTTGTTTTATTATTTGATAATGACATAGACTGGCTATCAGCACAAACTCATTTCGAATTAAAAAGCGTATATTCAAAAAGACAGAATGGCAAACCATGGAGCAAAGGAATTGGTAGAGTAATTAACGGTGCTGATTATCTAAAAAAGTTAAAAGATGAATAATATCTACATACCATCTTATAATAGACACGACAAAGTTAGAACATACGAATATTTAGGATGCGGACATATTGTAGTACCTGAAAGTCAGGAGAAAGATTACAAAAAAAGATATGGAAATGCAGTTGTTAGTATCCCAGACAAAAGGGATGGATCAGTAGCAAAAAAAAGAAACGCAGTACTTGATTTAATAAAAGAAAATGAAGCAGATGGCTACGGCTGGGTATGTGATGATGATTTTATTCATTTAGTAAGAAAAAAAGAAAACATTAAATTGTCTGGAGAGGAGTGCTTAGAACATTTTGAACGAATCTATATCATGGCAAAAGATATGGGTGCTAACTATGGTGGCTTTGATTATTCAGCGGACAATATTAAATTAAAAGATTTTCAGCCATTTTCATTAACAAAAGGAGTTTTTCAAGTAGCATTAATTAATGTTAACGATAATATTAGATATGATGAAAGACTAAGAATTAATGAAGACGTTGAATTTTGGGTGCAGAAAATGAATAATAACAGACGAATGATTAGGGATAACCAATACTGCATTAGGTGCTTTGGAGAGGACGGGGGAAATAATAGTACAATAGGTTATGATAAAAAAGAACAAAGACATTATGCTACCATGATAAATAATAAATGGGGATATAAAGCAATGATCTGGAACAGAACAAGATTTGAATTTAAAATACCAATAAAGGGAGCATGAAAATATTTGCACCAAGCTACAAAAGAAGTGACGGACTTAAAACTCATAAATTAATACCAGACATAATTTATTGCGTTGCTGAATTTGAAGCAGACAAATACAAACAAAAAGGAGTTAACGTTGAAATTATTCCAAATGAAGTACAAGGAAATATTTCGAGAGTAAGGAATTACATATTAAAAAATTTTATTAAAGATAAAGGTGTTATAATAGACGATGATATTGAGGCATTTAAAAGATGGACGATAGTAAATGATAAACCTAAAGCAGTTAATTTAGATAACATAGAGGAGTTTATAGAATTTGGCTTTAATCATTGTAAAGAATTTGGTGCGAGATTATGGGGTTTGAATATAATTGGCGACAAAGGATCATACAGAGAATACAGTCCATTTAGTTTAACAAATCCGATTAGTGGCGCATTTATGGGATTTATAGACAATGAGCTTAGATTTGATGAAAGAATACCATTAAAAGAGGATTACGATTACTCAATTCAGAACTTAAATACATACAGAAAACTATTAAGATTCAACCATACATTCATGGTTAAAAGAGATCATGGCAATAAAGGAGGATGTGCAGACTATCGAACATTGAACAGAGAAGTTGAACAATTACAAATATTACAGAATAAATGGGGGAAAGGCATTGTTAAAAATGATACTACGCAAAGAGGTAAAAAGAAAAAAACTTTTGACATAAACCCTATATTGAAAATACCTATAAAGGGGATTTAAAGCAACTTTATTAAAAAAAATAAGTATATTATTATCATGAGTAAACCTACAAAATCGGACATATTAAAAAAGAAGTTAGTTGAATCTCTGGAAAAATCTTTAGGAGTGGTAACTACTGCTTGTAAACAAACGGGAGTTAATAGATCAACATTTTATGATTGGTATAATAAGGATGAGGAGTTTAAAAAAGAAGTTGATAGTATTGGAGATATAGCTTTAGACTTTGCTGAAAGTCAGTTACATAAGCAGATTAAAGATGGTAATTCTACTGCTACAATATTCTATTTAAAGACCAAAGGAAAGAGGAGAGGTTACGTAGAAAGACAAGAGATAACGGGAGCTGATGGGAGTCCTACTTCATTTAAAATTGAGATCATTGACACAAACGAAACTCCAAACGAATAAGGTTTTTAAACATCTTCTTAATTCTGATAAAAAGATAATCATTGAACAGGGGGGTGCGAGATCCGGAAAGACTTATAACATTCTTTTATGGATCATTTGTGTTTATTGCAGTCAAAATTCTGGAAAGGTCATAACGATATGTCGGAAAACTTTCCCAGCTATTAGGGCAACGGTAATGCGGGATTTTATCGACATCCTGAGAACCAATAATATATATGATCCGGAATACCATAATAAATCGAGCAGTGAGTATTGGCTTTATGATAATTTAGTCGAGTTCATCAGCTTGGATCAAGCACAGAAGGTCAGAGGTCGAAAGAGGGACTTACTATTCATTAACGAAGCTAACGAATTATCTTATGAAGATTGGCAACAGTTAATATTCAGAACAACAGGCAGAATAATAATTGACTATAATCCGGCAGACGAATATCATTGGATATATGAGAAAGTAATACCAAGGAAAGATGCGGAGTTCCATCGTACTACTTTTTATGATAATCCATTTTTAGAGCAGAGCATTAAAGATGAAATATTAAGATTAAAGGAACTTGATAAAAACTATTGGCGAGTCTATGGATTAGGGTTACAGGGATCGAGTGAAGATAATGTGTTTAATAACTTTAAGATGATTGACGATATTCCGGAAAAAGCTAAACTTATATCATTTGGCTTAGACTTTGGTTATTCTATTGACCCTACGGCAGTTGTGGGTGTTTATAAGCATGATGATAGTTTATATTTAAAAGAGATTATGTACGAGAAAGGGTTAACGAATCAAGATGTAGCAGAGAAGTTAAAACCTATTATTGAAAGATCGGAAGTAATTTGCGACTCAGCTGAACCAAAAAGCATTGAGGAGCTTTATCGTATGGGAATCAATAGTAAACCGGCAACGAAAGGTCGGGATTCAATCCAGAATGGAATTGATATATTAAAAAGGCATAAAATATACATTGAAAATTCATCATTAAATTTAATAAAAGAGTTCAAAAATTATAAATGGCAAGTGGATAAAAACGGCAAAAAACTTAATATTCCTGTCGATAAATTCAATCATTTAATCGATTCTTTGCGTTACGTTGCATTGATCCATTTAAAAGAGAACAAAAGAGGCTGGTACTCAATACGTTAGAGTTTTATATTGAAGGGGTGCTTAAGTTATACTTAACTATACTCAACTATTAAGAGTAGAGGAGAAAAGAAAAGAAAAGAAAAGAAAAGAGTTTTTAAGATTTTTTTTTATCTTTAAGTAAACAATAAAAACAAATAAAATGGCAAAGAAAGAAATTAAAACAATTTATGTTCATGAGATTGTAACAATCTGGAGTGAAAATGGAGAGATATATTTACAGACAGACACACATGATTTAATCGTAATTAATGGAGATAATTTTTTCAATGAGATACCTCACTTAATGACATTATCTTTAAAGGAAAGAAGAAAGCAAGAGGAGTTAACTGTTGAATCAATAGAATCCGGATTAAAAGAAATGAAAAAAAAATTAATTGAAGATAATTAGCTTAATAATATTAGTCTTAATATCTGGATGCTCTAAATACCAAGTGGTTTCAGAAGTAAGAGTAAATATGTATCATTTACATAACCCAAGAACTAAAGAAATTGAGATCATAATTACTAAAGACAGTTTAATTATAGGAAAATTATACAGATTAAATTCTATTAATCAGATAGAAATAAAATAATTCAAAAATAATTGAATAAAAGTGTAACTTTTTATCTATAAAATCCGTATAATAAGTATAGAGAGATTAATAAAAGAATATTAGTCAAGGAATCCGACCTACTGAGAAACCAGCAATTAAAGAAATCAAAATTTTAATCTCTTTTTCAAAAATGATAGAAAGATTAGGTATAAAATTCCCTTGAGGTTTAAAACTCCTAACTAAATTTTTATCCTCCCAGACGTGGGGGGATTTTTTTTGTTTATAATAAAAAAAAGTGCCTAAATAGTGTCATGAACTTTTTTGGACTTTTTTGAACTTTTTTGTACCTATAAAAAAATAAAGTTACCTTCATTATGTTAATTCTCAAATATTTCACATATACTATAATATGGAAGTTACTATACCTACGTCATGGAATGATATTACAATTGAAATGTATATCAAATTAAAACCTGTATTGGAAACAGAGCAAGAACCGGTTACCAAGATCATAAACACTTTATGTATTCTTACGGATAAAAAAAGAGAGGATGTCGAAAATATTACACTTCCGGATTATAAGCTATTGCTTAAAAAAATGTCTTTCTTGAATACTGAGCTACCTAAAGAAATAAAGAAAAAAAGAATTAAGCTTAACAATCAATGGTACGAGTGGAAGTGGGATGCTAAGAACATGTTATTTGGTGAATATATTTCTATTATGGAAATCATGCAGAAAGCAAGTGAAAATGATGCTATATTATTTGATAATCTTCACAAGATACTGACTGTAATATTTAGACCGATAGACAAAAAATATGGTTTATTATGGAAATCAAAAAAAATGAATGGCAAAGTAATAAGAGAAACTGCAGATAATATTCTCAAAAATATGAGTATTGCAGATGCTTATCCTATTGCTGTTTTTTTTTGCAATCGTTATCCAGACTTAATGCAAACTATAAAAACTTCTTTGACGGAGGAAGCAGAGAAGATAGTGACGGAAGTAAAAAAGGAGTTGAAAACGGAGACGGATTTGCAGACAGTTGGGGATGGTGGTCGCTTGTAGATGCTTTGACAAATTCAAGGGTTGACAAGTGGGATCAAATTTTAGAATGGGAAGTCATAAAGGCTTTAAATGTTTGTTGTTATTATAAGGATAAACAAAGAATGGAGGATCAACAACATAGAGATATGATGCAAAAGGCAAAACATGGCAGGTAATAATTTAGCACAGAATTTAAATATAGGAGCAGATAATAATTTTGTTAATGTTAATGAAATTGTTGCAGATCCTAAGTCTTTAGGGGATGTAATGAATAACCTTGCTATTAGAATTATTGACAAAACATTACAGGAAATTGATGCCGAAGGATTACAGGAAAGCACTTTGAGACATAAAGTAAGTATGCCGGTTGAGTTGTTTGGAGATACGTTTACTGCTACTCTTTATATGGCTGATTATTATGATTTTATCAACCAAGGGGTAAAGGGAGTTGGTGGATTCAAAAATGTATATGAAACAGTTACAAGTAAAAATGGGAATAAGTATAAAAGAATAAAAAGAGATTCTCAAGGAAATCCGGAACAAATAGCATGGGTAGTAAAAGCAACAGGATCTAAATATTTTTACAAGGATAAAAAACCACCTTTATTATTTGAGTGGGCTTATTTAAAAAGATTTAACCCTTTTGTATTAAGGGAAATTATTTATCATTCAGGAATAACACCTAAATATTATTTTGACAGGGTTCTGGAGTCTGTTAATAATGGAGAGATTAAAAGGAGGTTTGTAATGGAGCTGAACAAAGCCGGAGGACAGGCGATAGTAAAAGGAATGAAAGACTTATTTAAAAAAAGATAAAATGGCAATTACAGGAGTAACATACGAACCTCAAGATTATAGAACGGTTTACAATCCTATTGAATACGTTGCAACAAGTAATGCAACAGCAAACAATAGGTTTAAATACTTATTTGATATTTATGATGGTGTTTCACAAATAGCACGTTTAAAAGTACCAGCCGATCCTGATGGATATGGCAGAAGCGATATACATGGAATATGTGAAAGTTATCTTACTAAAGATTTGGGTACTATTAACACTACTACTACTGCTGATGCTTTTACAGATAATCCTAATAGCTATAAAGAATTTACAGTTAAAATAGGAGAGGAATACGATGTTGCTGGGGTATTAACACAATATGCAGATCAACAAACAAAAACAGTAATTACATATAATGGATGTTTACCTAATTATAGAGGTGGTGATTTAAACTTTGTAGATTATCAGGCAACGGATTATTTTGAAAACTTTACAGTAAATACGACAGACAGGAAATGGCTAACAAATGCACCTAAAGGTTCAGGAGCAAATAAGTCAGACAATCAAAGTGTAGAATTAACTGATGAAGGCTGGATATACTTTTTATACGATCATGGCTCTAATCCTGTTGATAAATTTCAATGTATTACATACGATAGCTCGGGAAGTGTTATTGCTACTTTTGATATTGATAATAAAGTAACTCCATTAACGGATGTAAAGATGCTTAAAATTCCTTCAGCTCCTAACTCAATAAATAATATTGATAATTCAGAATTTTCAGTTGGTACTCAGCCAGTAATTACAAATAGCGTAACGTCATATAAAATATTTTTATTAGATCCCCCAAGCGTAGTAAGTGAGGAAATTTACTTTAACGTAGATTCAGAATGTAGGTACGAAGTTAGAAGATTAGAATTTTTAAATGCATTGGGTGGCTTCGATTGTTTCAATTTTACGAAGGTTAGCAGAATTAGTGAAAAGGTTGAAAGGAAATTTTATAAGCAGAACCCAGATAATATGACAAGCGGAGTTATTACTTATGCTCAAAGTGATAAAGAAAAAACTCAATATTATACTAAGGGAACACCAAAAATGAAATTAACAAGTGATTGGGTAGATGCTGACACTTTTAATTGGTTAGTAGAATTAATAGAAAGTCCGGAGATTTATTTATACGAAAATGGGCAGAGAATAGCAGTACAGAATATTAAAGGTGATTGGGAACAGAAAGTTACGGTTGTCGATACAGTATTTAATTTAGAGATTAACTTAGAGTTTAGTGTTGATAATTATAGACAAAGATTTTGATTAAAGAGGAACTATATATTAGCTATATATCAAAACAGATATATATAACAGGAACTACTACAAGCGATACAACGGATAAGCTTATAGATAGTGGTGCTTTATTTATTACAGGAACAACACCAATAAGTGAGAATGATCTTGTATTTAATACTAATACTAATCTATCTGCTAAAGTTGTTAGCGTTGATAGTGATACACAATTAACACTAAGTGTGGATATATTTCCAACGGGTAGCTCACCGATTGGATATAAGATATATAAAAAGATTACAGAACGAGTTGAATTACTTAAAAGTTTAAGACCTAATATAACTTTTAATATTGCCGACATAGCGAAGCCAGATCAACGTAAAAGCGATTATTCTAAAACGATAACCCTACCCGGATCAAAGAAATTGAATCAAGTATTCGAAAACATCTTTGAAGTCAATATTGACCTACAAACTTTCAATCCTAATTTAAAAACTGATGTACTTTATTTAGTTGATGGTGAAATTAACCTGGATGGCTATCTACAATTAAAGCAAGTTGATATTTTAGATAATGACGATGTAATATATAAATGTACTATAATAGGGAGTACTGCTAATTTTATTAAAGCTTTAGATGATAAAGAAATTGATGATACTACAATGTTGTGGGGTAATTTAGATCATGATTATACTTTAGCAATACAACAAGCTTCATGGTCAGCAACTACGGGTTATGTATATCCGATGATTGATTACGGTTTTAGCAGTAATTTTTCTGGCATTCAATTTCATGTTAATCAATTATTTCCAGCAGTATATACAAAAGAATATATTGATAGAATGTTTGCCGCTGCTGGTTTTACATATACTTCTAATTTCTTTGATGATGATCCATTCGAAAAGCTTATAATACCTTTTAATTCAAAAGAGTTTAATTTATCTAAAACTGCAATCGAGCAAAGGTTATTTACATCTAATACGATTGAATATGTTTCACCTGCAAGTTCTACAACTAAAGTAATTAACCCTGCATCAACAAGTAATGTTTTACAATCTTCAGATTTTTCAGACGTAACGATGTCAGTTGAAACTGATCCTAATTTAGTATTTGATCCAGCAACAGGTATATATACTTGTAATGAAACAGGAACGTATGATTTTTATTTTGAAGTTGATCTTACGGGAACTTTCGAACCGTTAGAATATGGCACAGGATTACCACCTTCTGTTGATGTTGATTGTGTTTGTGCTATTATAGGTAATATACTTATTAGACATACAGATTCTGGAGGTACAGCGATTGGTGGCATTCTTAATTCTGGAGTAGTAGGAGTAGAAAAATTTAACATAACTTATACAGATACAATTCCAAATGGAACGCCATCTGTAACTACTTCAGGGGCTTCGTATTCAGATAATGATTATATAGAAACTACTGATAATTTTGGTTTATGGACTACAGGAGCAACAACACCTTATGGTAGATGTGATTATTCAACAACAGATCCACGAACAACATCATCGCAGCCAAATAGATACATTGTTCAAGTATCAAATTTATATGTTGAAGATACGGACAAAATAAAAATTGAACTTGTTGCTAATACATATACTATTCAAAATGAATTAAATGCTTTTTATTATAATGGTTCTTTTATATCATTTGCAACACAATTAAAGTTTAAATGGGATTTAGCAGTTTATTCAAATGCAAATGAAGGCTTTGAAGGAAATATAAGTTTGAATATTTCAGGCGGTGTTTTTAGAAATAGAGTTGTAAATAAATCTTATGCTGAAGGAAATACAATAGATATGTTTGGTGCTATTCCTAAAAAGGTTAAGCAAAAAGACTTTT